ATTCCTTACAAAACTGAAAGTGATAAACGTATCACTGACGAACTAATTGGTGAATTATTGACATTTGCTCTAGATAACGGTAAACTTGTAGAAATCGGCGTCCATGCTGATTTACCGATTGCATTAGCAATGTGTATGGAACGGATGAGCAACGATGATTCTGGAGGTGAAATGGTTTGGGTATAGAACAAGAGGATGAGAGATATCACATATTAGCGTGTCCTAATTGTGGTGGTAATAAAACAAGTACAACACACAGTTTCGGCAGTTATCGTGTTTATTTTAACGGTAATATATTAAAACTTAAATGTAAGAGTTGTGCTTATATGCGTAGATTTAGAATTATTGATGGGAGAATATAAAATGGAAGATGTAATACGAATGAAAGATATTAATCAGTTGTTAAACAACGACAGGTTAAAAGCAGAAATTTCTATCCTAATTGAAAGGGGTAAGATTAAAACATACGAGGTTGAATTATAATGAGTGAAGAAAGAAAATTAATCAAAAACGGAGATTTATTTGTCCTTGAAATAAACAATAAAGAAGCAAATTTGTTTCAAAGAAAAACATATACGAAAGACGAAATGAAAACTAATTACGATGCTATATTAACACAATTAAGAATGCACCGTGAAGCTATTGCTAAAACTAAGAAAGAAATCAAAGCAGAACCTAAGTTTACTAAAGAAGAATTGGTCATCAAAGATGTTATATTAAGAGTGTTAGATAACCAGAAATTCGATAAACTTAACGCAGATTTAGCTAGAATGGTTGATGAAGTTGTATTGTTTGAAAAACAACAGAAAGAGATTGAATCTTCAATCCCTGAATTGAAACGTAACAAATAATTTATTTTTTTATTTTTGCATTCGTGGCCTAATGGTATGGCAGCAGTCCTGTAAACTGCAGATTCCCAGTTCGATTCTGGGCGTTTGCTTATTATTTAATAAATACTATTAAAAAGATTAAAATATTAAGTATGAGTATTGCAATATTCATTACTCTGGAGGACATAACAAAATGGCAAATTATGCAGTAGATGATTACACAACACCGATTGGTACATTAGACGAAGTCTTAGCACTTCTTGAAACTAAACTCGAAACTTACGATACAGCAAAAGTAATTAGATTTATTAATGTTAGAAATGTAGGAGCAGATTTTAGAGGCGTTCTTATAATTGATGCATAGGTGATTATTAATGACTCGATATATTAATAATAAAAACTTTTCTTTTAGTTATTGGGTTGTTATCTTAATAATAGTACAAATAATTATGGGGTTAATCTAATGGGATTTTTTGATATGTTTAAAACAAAAAGTGTTGAAGTAAACAACGATAGTAGTAATGAGATGATAGTTAATGTGGATTCTGGCATTCACAAAGCGTATATACCAGAATTTCTATATAAACCCCCTTTCGGTTATCCTCGTAAAGATAACGTGGTATTAATGCGTGAATTGGCAAAGAATCCATACATTTATAGTGTTATTAAAACATTATGTGACGAAGCCGCATCTACTAAATATGACGTAGTTCCTAAGAAAGATGTTGATATGACACCAGCATTAGAAGCAAAACGTAAACAAATCTTAGATTTCCTTGACAATCCTAATAGTAACAAAGAAACTTTCAAACAAATAGTACGAATGGTAGTTAAAGACATATGCGAAGTTGACGCAGGTCTTATTGTTAAAGCGTATAATGAGTTTGGAGAATTCAGAGAAATATATGCACGTGATGGTGGTAGTTTCTTATTAAATCCTGATATTTATGGGTATATTGGTAACAGAGCAGATTATGTGACCCCAATGCCTATTAATCAAGCGTTGGTTCCTACTAGTGCAGATTGGCAAGCTACAATGAACGCTTACAGTTTAGCATTTAAAGAAACAGCGGCTTATTTTCAATATGGTGTTACTGGGATGGCATTACCCGTACCTTTTGGTAAGAGGGAAATTGTTTATATTAAACATAATCCACAATCAAATAGCGTTTACGGATTGAGTCCAATTCAGATATTAGCAGACATAATTACTACACTAGTATATGGTAGTTCTTACAATTTAGATTTCTATATGAATAACAACATGCCTGAAGGTGTGATTCAGTTATTGGGTGTGAAAAAAGATAATTTAGTTAATTTCCAACAACGAATGCAAAAACAAATACGAGTTAAAGATGAGAAAACTGGATTTTGGAGACGAGTGGGATTTAAAGTTCCAGTAGTTAACGTTGAAACTAAGTTTACTCCGTTTCAATTAGACCCTAAAGTAATGCAAATCATTGAACAACAAGATTGGTTTAGTAGACTAGTTTGGGCTTGTTTTGGTATTACTGCAGACGAAATGGGATTTACAGAGAGTTCTAATAAATCAGTCGGAGAATCTCAAGGTGCAGTTTACAGGCGTAAAGCCGTTAGACCAATCTTAGGTTTATTAAAAGTACATTTTGATAAAGAAATCATTACAGAATTTGATGGTGCTGAAGGATTAGAGTTTAAATGGGACGATTATGATCTAGAAGAAGATACTAAGAAACATACTCTATTAAAAATGGAAATTGATATGGGCGTTAAAACACCAGAAATGGTAGCTGACGAACTTGGTATTGACATAATAAAACTTGAAGCATCACAAGCTAAACGTGACGAAAAAGAAATGGATAGAATGGAAAAAGAATCTGGTTTATCTGATGATGATACAGATAAAGAATTTCCTCCTAAAAAAGATGATACGTTAGGGAAAAAGAGTGAGAAGTATGAGAGTGAGCTTGAACGTGAACTTATTATGAATCTTAAACAGAAAAGTAAAGAGATTATCACATCCATTAAACGACTAGATAAATCTGAACTTGACAAATTATAATGACCGATACTGAATTAAAGAATATATTGACTGATTTAACTAATGGTTTTATTAAAATGTTAAATGTTGGTCTATTAACAAATGAACTGTATGTTGAATTAAGAAAAGGTTACGATTCAGGATTAGATTTAGCAGAGAAACAATTTAATTTAAACTTCATACGTGACGAACAGAGATTACAAACGTTACAAAAATATGTATTCGATAACATTAAAGATATGAACGAGGAGATAGCTGGTAAATTAAGACAAGTGATTAGTCGTGGTATTATTAATTTAGACCCATTAAAAACTATTCAAGATGAAGTTCAGAAAATATTTAATACTAGTGTTGACAGAGCACGTATGATTGCCAGGACTGAAATGATCAGAGCACATAATATGGGACACATTGACGCAGCACGACAATCTGGATTAAAACTCATGAAACAATGGGACGCTCATTTAGATAAAAGAACAAGTCCTATTTGTAGCGCATTAGATGGTATGAAAGTCGGTATGGATGAGAAATTTGTCTATAATGGACAAGAGTTTGATAGTCCGCCCGCACACCCAAATTGTCGTAGTGCTTTATTGTTTATCCAGGAGGAAACAAAATGATTATGATTATAAGTTGGATTCAGTTCCAACAACATTACATGAAAACTGAACAATTAGTTCACGTAGTTGAACATTTAGACAGATGGTGTTTATATGCATCTGACGGTATGCTTATTATTAAAACGATAGTTCCCAAAAGTGAGAAACCTGAAGAGAATTACGCTTTTGTAGACAGACATTTAAACAATATGAATATCATTAAAGCGGAAGGTGTCATTGAACAAGAACCTGTTAAATTGAGGTTGATTCAAGAATGAGTTACGACTCTAAACTGAGTGCGGAAGAACAGAAACAATACACTTACGCAAACACGGCTAAAGCTAGACGTGTCATATTGGTAGATAGCACTGGTACTGAATATGATGTGGATATAAGTTTATTAGCTCTTGCTAGTTTACAATTACCTGATAATCATTATGTTAAGGTTTCCAGTAGTGTTTTACCTACTGGTGCTGCTACAGAAGTGACACAGTTAGTAGTTAGTGGTAATACGTTGCAATTAAGTCCTGATGTCGATAGTTCTGTTTTAAGACAAGAAAGACGTTCAACTCAACCTAGAGATAAAAATGGTATTTTAACTTTTGGTAGAATGTGGGAGGACGAAGCTTCTTTCTTGAGAGCTGGAGAGTATGCTCCTTTAAGACTTGATAAGGAGGGGTGTACTATTGTTTGTGCTACTAAACTTCCTTTACCTAATGAAGCATCAACTTCTAGGAAACAAGATGATGTTATTACAGCATTGGGAAATGTAGCAACTAAAATTATTCAAACGGACGGAACTCAAAAGTCTCAACAAATAGATGCAGCTGGGACGGTAACTAATGGGAAGATTTATGATGAAAGAACA